AAGGCCAATAGCCAGCCGGCCACCGGCACGGTGCGGTTCTTCTTGCCCTTGGTGCGGGTGAAGGTCAACCGGCCGATGCCGACCTGTGAACGGGTCAGCTTTTCAATCTCAGACCACCGGGCACCGGTTGAAAGGCAGAGCATCACGATCAGCCACAAGTCTTTCAGCCCCACGCAGGCCGCCAGCAACTGCTCGATTTCATCCTGATTCAGGAACGCCAGCTCGGACTCTTGCACCTTGTACTGGCGTAGCACTTCCAGCGGGTTGCCGTGGGCCCACTCCCCCAGGCGGCCGAGCTCGTTGAACACCGCCTGCAGGTAGAGCAGTTCGCGGTTGATGGTGGTCGGGGAAACCTGTTTGCGCTGACCGGGCACATAAAGTTCACCCGCCAGTCGCCGCTCGCGATAGGCCGCAAACTGCTGGGCGGTGAAGTCGGTCGCCAGCGGGTTGCCCAAGGCATCAGCCAGCCAGACCAGTTTGTCACGACGGCGGTCGCCATCGGTCAGGGTCTGGCCGTGGCGACCATACCAGAGCGCCACCAGGTCACTCAGCCGCCGCTCATCCACATTCTCCGCCTCTGGCTGTTGCCAGGGCTGGGCCAGCATGTGTTTTTCCCATGCCAAGGCTTCACCCTTGGTGGCGAAGCGCTTGCGCTTGCGGGGGCCGTCACGGCCTTGGGGGTAGACCTCGACAAGCCAGAGCTTAGGCTTGCCGTCATCGAGTTTACGGACGGTCATACTGTTTCAAGTTGATGAGCCTGCTCATGTAAGCCATCTCGCTCAAATGGGTTGTAAATCTCGATCGAGGATGAGCCATCTGGTAGTGATATTGCTCGCGTGAAGCTTCCATTTTGGAGAAGCGCGACAAACTCAACTTGAGTAAGGGTTATGCGCTCAATCTCGACCAAGCGCTCACCATCTGGCTGAGATACAGCGACCGTTACAGTCCCCTCATCATAGGTTTGAGAATTGATAGCCAAAGGGATTCGGTCTTGTGCTCGTTCACCCTGAGCAGAGCTTGCATTATTCCTACGCAGAACCCCGGTAAATTCACCCTCTATGCGATCAACAGTGTCATACCCTGCAGGGGTTGAAAACTTAACCGACAGCACTCGTTCATTTGTCATTTTTACAAATTCAGACCATGGGCCTCGATGGCCTGAGATGTGACTGCAAATCAGCTCACCACCGATAAAGTTAAAAGCGTGGCCTTGAGTCCAAACACTCTTCGAGATCTTTTCTTTAGGTTTGTCTGAGTTAGAGGTAGATATAGCTGTCAACTTAATATCTAAAGATGGTCGGTGAGCCTCATGGACACAAAAACGCCATCCAGCTGCATAGCCGTCAATGAAGCGAGCGATGAGGCATTGCCGCCTTGGCAAAGTGCGCCATGTTGTAAATGTGTCACGAATATAGTCTATGTCATTACTTGGCTCATTACCTGTAGAGCCCATAATGAGATCATATTCGCCTACCTCTGGAAGCTCGCCAGTAGTAATGAGGTCTATGAACTGTTGCTCGGTTAATGCGAGAGCGCCAGCATCCCGTGCTTTTGCTGTTTTAGACGGGCCTGCATTGGGACCACAACAGAGGTAAGAGAGCCGTTTAGTCACGTCTTTCTTAATAGTTAGGCCAGCGCTTTCAGCTTGGGTTTCTAACCGATCTCTATCAGATTTTGAAAATCCAGTGAATGCAATTTCAGCTTTAGCTGTAGATTGCTTCGGGCGAGATTTTGACAACCTTGGCTGTGATGAATCGAGCAATGATGGCACGTCTACAGAAAGCAATTCATTTTCGCTGCTGAACATGCCCAGTATTCTGTCAATGCGGAAAGTTCTGAACTGTTTTTTGGGTAACGCAACGCCTTGCAAATGATGATCACTGACACTGATATTAACAACATGATAGCCTTCAGTGCTTCCATCTGATTTTTCGTAGATAAAGAATGCCTCTTTATCAATTATCTTGCTGTTGTCAAACATTATAATTCCCTTTAAATGAAATTCATTGAATTAAAATGGCTGTAGACATAAGGCTGTTAACAAATTTCAATTAGCAAATAGGGCGCTTTAGCGCCCTATCGTTTTCTAAAAATGCGGTGTTCGACCATCACGCCGATGATTTCGATGTGCTGCCGGTCGGAGTACATGGGCGGGTAATCGTCATTAAGCGGGACCAGTTCAAACACCTCTTGCCCGTTCTCATCGATGCCGCGGGGACGATACGCTGTGAAGTTGCCGTCATTGCTACTCATCATCGACTGCTCTCAGGTCAACCGTGATCTGCCGAACCGGCCCATTGCTTAACTCTTTGGCCAAGGCTGTCGCGTTCTTGGCGCTAAGATTGTTGATTTCAATCTGCTTGCCTTCGACGATAGCTTTGACACTGCAACGGTTAAAACGACTGACAAGCGCAACGAGCACCGCGCATATTGCTTTTACCTGCTCAGGGTTTTGTGCAATCCAGTCAAACACCTCGATAAAATACTGAGCACCGTCGCTGTAGGTTGCGATCGCGCCACCGTTTTCAACCCCATGCTCTTCCAGCAACGCGGTTAGCGGTGTCGCATCATGACCCTGTATGTTCAGATACAGGCTGCCAGCTTCTCGGTAACGAATTTTGCTCATTTAACGTCCCGCCTATTAGGAGATGTCCGCCATGTTCACCGTTATCTGCCACTCTTATCGGTTGGCGCATTTTGAGTCTTCCGATCGTTTCGATGCCGTGGTGCTGACCCACACCCCGACCGGGTTGCGCCAGCGGTTAAGACAATTTTTGAACATGATGTTTTTTGCACTAGCAACCCTCTATACCCGTCACGCAGACTTGGAGGTCAACGGCAAATTGTATCCGCTCGCCCTGTCTGGTCAGCGCTGGTATACCTTCGACCAGCTCCAACACTTCGCCCTGCAATGCTTGTTGCTCGACCGGGCGCGGTTACTGATCCTGTCACAGGCCGCCACCTGACCCTCACCCGCCCCGTTTCAAAATCCGGCGGTGTTCTACCACCACGCCGATGATGGCGATGTGGGTTTGGTCGGTGCTCAGGGTTTCATGGTCGTCATTGAGGGGCACCAGCTCGAAGCGAGGGCGGCCGTCGTCGTATTCACCACGGGAGCGATATTTTTTGAAGGTGGCCTCTTCGCTGCCGTTCTTGGCGATCACAAAGTCACCCGCCTTGGGAGCCTCGTCAGGGTCAACGATCAACAAGTCACCCTCTTTGAAGTCCGGCTCCATGGAGTTGCCGCGCACCCACAGACCAAACGCGCAACTGCCGACACTGACACCCGCCGCGACATACTCCAGGCTGCCATCAAACGCCGTGGCCTGTTCGCACATTTCGCGCCACTGGCCTGCCTGCACATAACTGAGAATGGGGACCCGCGTTCCTTGTGGGATCTCGGCGGGTTCGACGTTGCGGTAACCCGGGAACGGAGAATCCGCCACGCCAGTGGTGCCTTCTTCTTTGCCGGTCAGCAGCCAATCAACAGACACACCAAGGGCGGCCGCTAAGTCGTTGAGATAGCGGCCTTTTGGCTGGTTCTGCCCTGACTCCCACTTGTTAACGGACGCATGAGTAATACCAACGCGCCTCGCTAGCTCGTTTTTGCTGATTTTAATTGCCTGGCGGCGCTCAGAGATGCGGTCATTGATCGTTTGCATGAAACCAAGGTTACCATCTGGAACAGATACTTTAGGATCAAAATGCCATTGACCAACCCTAATACCTAGGTTACAGTCCGCACATTGTTGATACTTAGGGATCTGGTGAGAGAGAATGCTGAAACATGACGCCATAACATATTTCGGTGGCATTACTGCCACAGCAAAAGCCCTAGGCATATCGCATGTGGCGGTCAGCAAGTGGGGCGACACCATCCCCCAGGGCCGCGCCTACCAGATCGAGGTGTTGACCGGCGGCGAGCTGAAAGCCGACCCCGCTCCCCCCTCTGGCCTACAGCGCCCCTATCAGCGCATCGCACCGGGTACCGACCTGGACGAGATCCCCAGCGTCCAGCGGGCGACGGACGCCGCCCAGACCGATGCCACCCCAGCACAACCAGGGAAGGCGTAATCCATGCCACCTCGTCATATCAATCCCGCGGCCAGAGCGACCCAG